GGACAGAGGTTTTAGGATTTGACGATACTAAAAACATGTCTGGTAAATTAAGATCAGGTTATGAATTAGTGAGAGCTGATGAATATCCAGATGATATTTACCCTACTATGAAGGAAGGAAAATACGCAGGAGTGATTGGAGTTGGTGGCCTTGTGTTGGCAAGGATACCGGAAGAGATCGCACAATCTCGAACTGAGTACTTTAAAAGACAAACTCAGGAGAGAAACGAAGCAATTGACAACGATCTTATGAGGGAACAACATCCTAGTATGCCGATCAATGCTGATCGACAAACGCGTGTAACTTTTGGTGGTACGAAGAAACGTTAATTTTTTAACAATTCCTACCCGCTAAATTAAAATAAACCCGTGCTGGAGGTCCTTCGGGACAGGCACATTAAGGAGAAACAACTATGGCTAATAGCTCAACAACAGGCTTTGGTTTAAAGATGATCGAAAGATTGGGTAACACACCTTCAATCGGCGGTCAATCTGAGTACCTAGTCGAGTCAGGTTTAGGTGTAGGTATCTACAAAAATAATCCAGTTTCACTGCAAGGTGCAGGCGGAGCTGAAGGTTTTTTACAAGATGCTAGTTTCGCAACTACAGATGATGCAGCTAATGGTGGTGCAGCTTACGATAACGGAGCTGACACATTGTTAGTAGGTGTATTCAACGGAATTTTTTACGTTGACAGCACTACAAGCAAACCAAGATTTGCAAACTCAGTAGATGCAGGAACAATCTTTGGAACTGACTACAATACTGGTAACAGCAACGGTCAAGCATTCGTGAATGACGATCCAATTCAAGAATACATGATTAAAACAGATGCTGCGTGCCCAACAAGTAACAACGGAAAAAGCTTTAACGTAACATCGTTTACTGCTGGTGATAACAAAGACGGTCAATCGACTGTACTTTTAAATGTTGCCGGTGGTGCCGCTACTACAAAAATGTGGAAAGTTGTCAGAGTCGCTGGTGCGCCTGAGAACAAAGACATTACAGCAGCTGGTGCAAACATGGTCGTTGTAGTTAACTCTGCAAGTAACTTGTACATAAACTAAGCTAGGAATAGGAGATAAAATACTATGGCAATATCACGATCACAACTAGTTAAAGAACTAGAGCCAGGTCTGAATGCACTATTCGGCTTGGAATACAAAAACTACGAGAACGAACACGCTGAGATTTTCGATATCGAATCATCTGACAGAGCTTTCGAAGAGGAAGTAATGTTATCTGGATTTGGTAACGCACAAGTTAAAGCTGAAGGTCAAGGTGTATCATTTGATGATGCTCAAGAGACTTTCACTTCTCGTTACACACACGAAACAATCGCTTTAGCGTTTTCAATTACTGAAGAAGCAATTGAAGATAACTTGTATGACAGACTTGCGTCTAGATATACAAAAGCATTAGCTAGATCTATGGCTAATACTAAACAAGTTAAAGCGGCTAACGTCCTAAACAATGGTTTCGATGGAAACTTTGCAGGCGGTGACGGAGTATCACTTTTCGGTAATAATGCAGGTGGAGTAATTGTAAACCACCCTACATTAGCTGGAACGTTCTCTAACCAATTGCAAACTCCTGCTGACCTTAACGAAACATCATTAGAGCAATCTCTAATCGATATTTCTGCTTTCACTGATGAAAGAGGTCTAAAAATCGCTGCTAGAGGAATGAAATTAATCATTCACCCTAACCAGCAGTTTACAGCAGAGAGACTAATGGAATCAAAAGGTAGAACGGGAACAGCAGATAACGATATTAATGCAATCGTATCTAGAGGAATGGTACCTCAAGGTTATGTAATTAACCATTACGTAACTGATACAGATGCGTTCTATATCAAAACTGATGTACCTAATGGTATGAAGATGTTCAACAGATCACCAATCAAAACTTCAATGGAAGGTGACTTTGACACTGGTAACGTTAGATACAAAGCAAGAGAAAGATACTCTTTTGGATTCTCTGATCCAAGAGGTATGTATGCTTCTGCTGGAGCGTAATAACTAAAATTTTGTGGCGGGACATTGTTCCGCCACATTTAAAATAAAGAAAGAAAATATGAAAAAGTTCCTTATTACAATTAACGCCTACAATTATTATGCAAAATTCGAAGTATCATCTGCAGATGATCCTGTTTCCCTCGAACAAGCTATAGTTGACAAACTAGGAGTAAATGATATAAAATGGGAACATGTTGGAGATAATACGTTTGATTCCAACAAATATAGAATAACCTATGAGGAGGTTATACATGATACAAGACCTTTACAAACAAAAAAGGTCCTTGGAGTTGAAGTGGGAACAGGAGTTTCTGTCTGAGAACAGATACACTCTTGAAATGGTCAGAATTGATGACAAAGTTAAAGAGATCATCACAAAGATCAAGCTAGAAGAAGCAGCAATTGCCCATAAACAGAACACAGTTGAAGGTTCAACTCCTGAAGTTTCAGTAGCTACTTAATAAAAAGCTACATCGTTGGAAAAATCCAATCCACACTACGGGATCTCTTGCACTCTACTTAAAACTGTTGTATAAAAATCACACTATACATTTACAAAAACACAGACGCGTATAGTCGACGGCCTAGAGACTGTGTTTAAAAACTAGGAGGATAAAATTATGGCAAGAACTACATTTACAGGACCAGTAATAGCTGGAAAAGAACAAACAACTACTTCACAAGGAACTGATGGAGAGTTTAGATTACTTAACTCTACTAACGGAAAATTAGTTTCTTTAAAAGCATCAACAGCAACAGCTGCTGACGTAAACTTTACATTACCAGCTTTAGACGGTACTGCAGGACAAGCGATCATTACTAATGGAGCAGGAGTTTTAAGTTTTGGAGATATTGACCCTGATGATCCGGTTGTAACATTAACATCTGCAGCAACAATTGATGTGGACTATTCAACAGGAAGTCAGTTTGCAGTTACGCTAGCAGACAACGCGACTTTTACTTTTTCTAACTTTCCAACAGGTGGAAACTTAGTTATCACAATAACTCAAGATGGAACAGGTGGACGTACAGGTGCGTTTACTGGTTGTATTTTTCCAGGTGGTTTCCCAGCACTATCATTAGCAGCAGGTGACATTGATGTTGTAACTGTCTATAATGATGGAACTAATTTATTAGCAAACATTGGTAAAGATTATCAATAATCTTAAACAATAATTAACTAATAAATTAAGGAGAGTAAAATTATGATAGAAAAAAGAATACAATTCGGAATAAGAAACGTAGGACAAAACCTTTGGTTACCATCAAGTAATAGCGAACTTTTAGGCTGGTATAGAGCCGACGTTACCTCTTCTATAATAACAGCTGGAAGCACCGTTACGACTTGGAACAATCTTAAAGATAATACTTTATATTCTATGCAATCAGATGGTGGAGACCCTACTCCAACTACTGGAGCAACTGTAAACGGTGAACCAGTTATTGATTTTGTTAAACCACAAAGTTTAGTAACTTCACAGCAAAATCAAGGAAGCCCAAGAGAGGGAATGATGACTGTTATAACATTTGGTGTTATTACAACTGTTGGTAATGGTGGAGATTCTATTATGTCTTGTGGAAATACTGGTGGTCTTGATTTTGAAATAAATGCAGACGACCCGGCACAATTTAATGGTAGATTTGCCCAAAATGGTTTAGGTAGTGCTAATTACACATTTTCAGGTGGACCTTATGTAGGAAGGACTCTTATGGCTACAGACTTAGATTTTGGTACCAATACGATTAGAACAAGAATGAATGGTACTGAAGTTGGAAGTACTAATAATTATACTACTAAACTTGGTAATAATAATTTCTTTAAGATGATGACTAATTTTAATGGTAATAGACGATTAGGTGGACAAATGGGTGAAATGATAACAGCTGTTTTTCCCAACGGTTACACAGATTCTGAGGATTTCATTGAAAAAGCAGAAGGTTATTTAGCGTATAAATTTGGTTCACAGGATTTATTACCCGGATTACATCCGTACAAAACACAACCGCCGAGAGAATAGGAGAAAAAATATGAGTTTTAAATCAGATGTATTTTCAGAGCGAGTAACAGGAGTAGGTGTTGTATTTACAGGAAGAACAAGACTTAGAGGACTAAGTGTTGCTTCTGATGGTGGTGGAGCTGGAAGAATTACTTTTTCAGATGCTACTAGTGGAACAGTTCTTTTTGATATTGACATACCTAATACCGA